TTGAGGGAGCAGGCTCAACGAGGAGGTGTCTGCTCTGACGGTGGGTGTTTTACCGCACCCGGCGGTATCAGTCAAAAAATTTTAGCGAGGCCAAGAATTGAACTTGGAATTCCAGATTATGAAACTGGTGTGATGCCTTTTCACTACCTCGCAAATTGTCACCCGTTTTTGAGGAGGCTGTTGACCAGCGACACGGCCTCGCTGTCGCCTTCTTGGTAGCGTTTGTGCCACGGGTTTTCGGCGTTCCGCATGATGTCCATGGCGCGGGATTGGCCGGTCATCATTTCGGCGCTTTGCATTCCCCGGCCCATCTTGTCCTCGCTCATCATCTGCGCCATGCGAACGAATCCGCGCACGACTTCGGGATCGCTGAACCCGTGCGAGTTCGCGTTGACCCCGGCCATCTTTGCGGCCTGCTTGGCGAGTCCGATGTTCTTGTCGAATTCATTTCCCCATTCCTTTTGAAGTGTGCCGACCGCATCGGTGCGTTGCTTTTCAAAGGTGGATTGCAGCGACTCCAGCTTGACCTTCTCGTAATGCGCGAACTGGTTGGCGAGCGCCTTCATCGCGCCTGGTGGGACATTGTGCTTGTGCGCGATCTCGGCGAAGGGCTTCGCGAAATCGTCGTTCCATGTCATGCCTTCCGGCAGCGCATCCGGTGCGAATTTGTAGTCGTCAAGCGTGTCGGGAACGCCGAGCGCCTTGCGGAAGGCGGCGACCTCCTCGGGTGAGGACTTCTCGCTGGGGACTCCGAGCTTTTTTCCGATCAGTTGATTGGCATTGGCGAGCGCCTTGGCCATGTCGGGGACGCTCTTGTATTTCGAGAGCGTGTCCTTGTAGTCCTTGGCGTCCTCGGGCAGGGCATCGAGCCACTTGTCTCCGAAGGTGCCATCGGGATTGACCCATCCAGTTGAGGGTTGCGTTGGGGTTTCCGCAGCGGGCTGCGACGATGCCGACGAATCGGCGTTGGTGCTATCGGCTCCCGTATCGAGCAGGGACTGCTCGGAGGAGGTGTCGATGGTTTCTTCCATAAATGGTATCAGTCAAAACAGCGTCACTCGACCGGCGCGTTGACGATGGTTCCGTCCTCGGTAACGAATCCGAGGTGGGTCGTGCGGTTTGCGTATTGCGTCTTGAATTGCTCGGGGTTGTAGTCGCGAAGCCACTCCACAAAGGCGTGGGTTTTGTCGCCGAGCATCGGGTCGATTTCGGGCTGCGGCGGAATGGTTTTGGTTTTGCTCATTTTTTGATTTTGCGTTTGGGTTCCTCGATATTGCTGTCGGCAATCACTGGGCGCTTGAGCATCATTTCGATGTGGAGAACGACGCCCCGCTGACCATCGCGGAGCGCCGCCACCACGGGGTTGTAGTCGTATCCGGGGAGGAAAACCTGCGACTCAGTGGCGAACTGATGCTTCATGTCCGCGATGACGATTTGGCCTTCCTTGCTGCTAAAAACCCGGTGGTAGGCGTTGATAGTTTTTTGACGCTCGCGTTCGCGTTTGAGCGCCTCGGCTTTGTCAATGGGAGCCATCACGCTGCGGCCATACCGGGAAGCATCCCGGCGAGAACGGAATCCTGTTTCACGGCCCCGGCCTTGCCGAGGGCGCTGGCGGTGCGCTCCAGTTGCTCGGCCTGCATTTGCGCCTGCGCGGCCTGCGCCCGGTCGGCCCGCATCTGCGCGACCATTTCCTCGTCCATGAGCCAGCGGGCCGGGAGTCCGTCGTTGCGAGCCATGTCGCGGGTGATCTCGTCGAAGTCGAAGTTGTCGAGCATCTCCGGCTTGATGTTCGCGTAGGGCAGAAGCATCTCGCTGGAGCGGATGAACGCCATGTTTTCAAGTTGCTTCACGGCCAGCGCGATCCGGCTGTTGTAAGACACATCGGGTTCGGGAATGAACCCGCTCATCGCGAGTTCCTGCGGCGGCGGCGGGAATTTCCCTTGGCGTGCGAGAATCGCGAACACTCGGCGCAGGAGCGGATTGAAAAGCTCGGTCGTCATCCGCGAAAAGGTCGGCGAGAACTGGATCAATTTCTCGGCGCTGCGCTCGGCGACCTCGCGGGCGGTCATCTGCTTTTCGAGTTGCGCGAACATCTTGAAAAGATCGACATGGAACGCCTCATTGATGGCGCTTCGTTTCCACTCGGCGCGGGCGATGCCGATGTCGTAGCGACCCGTCGTGTTCCACTCCTTGGGAGTCGCCGAGGGATTGTTGGGATCGAAATAGGTCACGCCCCCCGCACGGAGATCGATGTCCCCATCGAACCCGGCGGGGATGAGGATGCGTGGGAATGCGGCGAGTTCCGCGAGCGAGTCGAGTTGCTTTTCGAGAAAGTTGAGTTGCTTGGCCTCGGGAAGCGCCATCCAGCTTGGGGAATAGCCATAGACCTCGCAGTTCTTCCACTTGAGGTAGCGGGTCACAAAAAACGGTTGCTCGTCGTAGCCGGTCGAGGCCAAGACCTCCTTGCTCGCCTTGTCCACATAGACCGAGGCATAGGGTTTGTTCGCGCCGTCGCGCTTGCCCTGCTGGATTTCCCCGGGGCCGCGAGGGTAGATCATGTGGACACAGGTGAATTTCCGGTGACTCGTCTCCTTCTGGAGTTCGACCTTCATCGCCTCGGGCAATTTTTCCTCGCCGAATTTCAGCGCGGCCTGCCGTGCGGTCATTTCGTATTCGCGGGAGAGCGTGTCCACATAGCCCTCGTCGTTCTCCGAGATCGCAAAAGTGCCGACATCGAGCTTGGTGAAGTTGAGCGCCGAGTTGCGTCCCGCTTCGACCAGGATCGCGGCGGTGCCGTAGCATCCCCGGTCGAGATAGAGTTCGTGGATTTCGGTGTAGAAATTCGACCGCGAGAGTTCGGCCTGCACGACCTCGGTGCAACGCTTGAACCATTGCTCAATCGCGTCCTCGCTCTCCATCTCCTTGGGCGGATCCATCGAGAACCACCGGCTTTCCATCGGCGTCATCCACGCGAGTTGACCGTTGGCGAGGATCATATTTGCCCGCACCGCCGTGGCATCAAACAGCGCCGTCTCATCAGCCATGTCCGGCTGCGATGAGGCCGAGAAGACCCCGGCCTTGCGCGGCATCACAAACTTGGCGATCTCCTCCCAGAGGCTTTCCCATGTCGCCCGTGCCGCGACCATTTCAGCGTGCTTCCGCAGAATCTTCCCGGCGAGTTCGGTCTTCATTTGGTATCAGTCAAAACATCAACCGAGCGTCGAGTAGCCGGTCGTCATCGGAGCTTGGCCAGATTCCCCGGCGAGGATTGACCGGCGCATTCCTTTGCGCTTTGCCGCTTCGGCGGCGACATCGGACTGCGGATCGCCGGGATCAACCGTGGCACCGGGAGCGGGCTTGTTGGCTTCCATCTGGCGAAGCGCCTCTTCCTGCTGGCGCTTTTGCTCCTCAAATTGTTGGCGCTGGAGTTCCAACTGCGCCTTTTGATTTACCGCTTGCTGGTCGGCAGCCTGCTGCATCTGCTGTTGTTGCTGCTGCGCCTGCTGCTTCTCTTGCTTGCTTGGGCCTTTGCTTCCACCTCCAAACCACGCTAGGCAGGGTGAGAGGATAGGGTTTTCGGAATGGTCAGTAAGTCGCATCGCTTATGGAGTTTTGAGGTTGAATAAACTCGGAGCGGGCGGTCTCGCCGACTCCATGCGATGCAGGGAAGTGTATACGGGGCGAAGTTGCAAGGGTTATTTTGACTGATACCACAATATATAGTGATCAGCCAGCAGTTCTGACACAACCTGTGGTATGCGTGCGCGGCATCGCGCCAGCGTTCTTCGGGGTCGTGAATGTCCACCGGGCGGGCGAGCATGAAGAAATCCTCGGTGTTCACGACCACACCATTCCATGCGGTCAACTCGACCTCCTCCGCGAAGGATCGCGGCTGCGGATACCGCCGGTAGAGATTGAGGATTTGGAGTTCCAGTTCGCGTTTCATGCCCTCCAGATAAGTTACAAATCAGAGGGGAATCATCGCCTCACCCGGGAGAACCCGCCTCGGAATCCTGCCATGACTTTGACCGGGTTGCCGGATGTTGGCTTGCGAGCAATCGCGCTGCGGTCGATCACCATGCCTCTGGAGATCGCTTGGTGCGAAAGCGAGAACGCATCGGAGTAGTGCGAGGCCCAATCGTGAACCGGCACATCCTTGATCGTGACGCCATCGCGCTCCTCTTTGGAATGGTAGGCATCGAGCGCATCAAGACCATCGACGCACCCGGCCTCGGCAAAATGGATTCGCGGAAACGCATCGTTGGCCAAATTGATTCCATCCCAAACCGAAAGTTGCCGTGGCACCGGCACCACGCCGGTCAACCCGGCGGTCGCAAGCGCCCCTTGCCACAATCCACCATTTTCCGTGGAAGCATCGTGCGGAAGGAAATGCGAGCCGTAAGCATACTGCTTGGCCTTGAGTCGTGCGGCCCAATCCGCAGGGGTTTTGCATTCATCATCCCCGCTTAATGCTTCCAAATAGTTGAGCCGGTCGCCGACCATTTGCCAAATCCACACCTTCTGGTTGAGCGGAGCGCCCACATCCCAGCTTGTGTAGACCGGCAGTTCCTTGAACCACAGGATGTCGTTGCTGATGCGCTTCTCGGCGCGGGCCTTTTCGAGAGCGCGGACATAGATCGCCCCGGGCCTGCCGATGGCAAACGAGCATTCGTATTCCTGCTCAAAAATGTGTGCCGGGGTTCCCTTGCGAATGTCGCGGAGTTCCTCCTCGGGAATGATTCCGCTGTCGCTGGCCTTGAGCATGAGCGTGAACCATTCGGGATTCCCGCAGGCGTCGTTCCACAAACGCCAGAATGCATTCCTGCCTTTCGGTGTCCCGATAAAAGTCGCCCACCCGTTGTAGTCGGACAGGCAGGGCCGGACGACTGAATGCCAAGCCGCCGGGTCGATGTCGGCATATTCATCAATGACCACGCCATCGAGGTAAAGACCGCGCATCCGCTCGTAGCTTTCCCCGGAGTAAAGCCGGATCGTCGCGCCGTGCGGCAAGGTCGCGATGAGATCGGCCTCGTTGATCTTCACGCCGGGGAGCGGCGAGAGGAAGGTCTTGATGTAACCCCACGCAATGTCCTTTGCCTGGTCTCGCGTCGGCGCGATGTAGGCGAACCGCAGCGGCGGGCCGGGGCGCTCGGTGGTGAATGCCTTGTTCAGCAGGTCTTGAATGCACCCAAAGGTTTTCCCTCCGCGACGATGCACCACCATGCAGGCCCAGCGTTTCCCTCGCTCCAGATAGGTGCGGAATTGCCTTCGCGGGCGGATTTCAAATTCCGCTTCAGACATCGCCGCCCATGATCACCCGGATTTTTTGTGTGCCGGTCTGCTCGACCTCGACCTTGTCTCCATAGCGTTTCGGCGCGAGCTTGCTGGCCACCCATTTGAGCGCGTCCACCCGGAGCCGCCCGATCTGCGCGTCGTGCGAGTTGAACGCCTCGTCGAGGATCATGTCAGCGTAAGCATCGGCCTGCTTCTGGCGCGATTGCGCGTATTGTTCGGAAAAGGTTTTGTTGTTCATCGTCCACTCGATCACCGTGGAAGGCGGAAGGTCGATGTCTCGGCAAATCGCCCGCAGGGTTTCGCCATTGGCGATGCGGAAACAGATCAGATCGGCGAGTTCTTGGGTGAACTTCGTCGGCCTGCCTTGCTTTTTCTTTGGTTTCGTCGCCATGGCTTTATATGGTATCAGTCAAAATAGCTCTTGACAAGTTTTCGTCATCCCCCTTTAGAATCCCCCTGCCGAATTTCTACTTCGGTGCGTTCTTCGGCTTTGGTTTTGACCTTCGTTTGCCGGAAGAGGATTTCGACCGTTTCCGGGTCGTCGTCGGCAATGAGATTTGCGTAGCGGAGTTGGTCGATAAGTGGCTTGCAGCCGCCTGCAAAATTGTCAGCGTCGAGCAGTTTTGTGGCGTGTCTCGTAATGCAGAGAGTAATGCGGTTTTGGCGCGTTTCTTCTCGCCTTGCAGGGCCGTCCAATGCTGGCCGAGGAGTCGGTTGAGGCTTGGCGTGAGGTAGCGTCGAAGTGTGAGAGAAACTGCCATCGGGGTTCTGCCGGTAGCCGAGGTTTCGGAGTTGTTCATGTGTCCAGTTCATCTTTTTTTTCTGGCGCGAAGCATGGCGATGACCTCGGGAAACTTGGCCGGG